GAGAGTTTCTTGGAGACAATACTCTAGGTTCTTTTGTAACGCCAGGTCTTTTTAGTTCTGGGAAAGTGCCAGATAGAGGCATTCTAAAAGTAAATAGGAATGCCGAATACCAAGACCCAAGTACAGTTGTTCCTACAGTTACCCATGAAATGACTCATGCCGCTGAAAGACAACTGATTAAGCAGTATTACGAAGTCAAAGCAAAACGAGATAAAAGTGAGCTTGAAACACAATTTATGGATAATTTTCAAAAGATTATCGGTTCAAGTAAACCAGAGATTTCAAATTGGTTAAAAAAAGTTGCGCCTGATTTTGCTAAACAAGGTGAAGGCTATAGGTCAACAAGCACAGAAGGATTAGCATTTGGGTTGCAAAATGCCGCATTTGAAAATACTGGATCACAAAGATTTGCCCCAGAGCATATTGATCCTACAATCGCAACATCTCTAATGCTTTTATTAGACCAAGCTCAAAGAGTACAAAATCAACAACCTGCTGCTCAAGGTAGGTAAAGGACAATCATGGAATTCCAAGAACCTAGCGACTCAGACAAAGAGATAGTAAACTTTGTTGTCAACCATTGTGATAGATGGAGGGATTGGAGAGATGTCAATTGCCTTGATGATTGGCTAGAGTACGAGCGTATCTTTAATGGTGAGTGGGATGCCCAAGACAAAACCCGTGAATCAGAGCGTTCAAGAATCGTTACCCCCGCTACCCAACAAGCAGTAGAGACACGCCATGCCGAGATCATGGAAGCCATCTTCGGTCAGGGTGAGTTCTTTGACATTCAAGACGATATTCGTGATGTCAATGGTAGTCCCCTAGATGTTGCTGCCATCAAAGCACAACTGATGGAAGACTTCAAAGTCGACAAGATTCGCAAGTCTATTGACCAGATTGAACTGTTAGCAGAAATCTATGGTACGGGTATCGGTGAGATCGTTGTCAAAACAGAGAAAGTCTTTGTTCCCGCTACTCAGGCAATACCTGGTCAAATGGGACAAGCGGCTATCGGAGTGGTAGAACAAGACCGCATTGCAGTCAAGATTGTTCCTGTAAACCCCCGTAACTTCTTGTTTGACCCCAATGGAACATCTATTGATGACTGTATGGGTGTGGCTATTGAGAAGTATGTCTCTATTCATAAGGTCGTCAGAGGTCAAGAAGATGGCATCTACCGCAAGGTAAAGGTCGGTACTGACTCGATGGATACCGACTTAGAGCCTACACAAGAAGTCTCCCAGTATGAAGACGATAAAGTTAAACTTTTGACCTACTATGGCTTAGTTCCTAGAGAGTATCTTGAGCAACTAGAAAACGAAGAAAATGGCGAAGTAGAAGACTTATTTCCTGAAGACAGTATTCAGGATGAGTATTCCGATCTGGTTGAGGCTATCGTCGTTATCGCCAATGATGGTGTTCTTCTGAAGGCAGAAAAGAACCCATACATGATGAAAGATAGACCGATTCTTGCTTATCAGGACGATACAGTTCCTAATCGGCTATTGGGTCGTGGTACTGTTGAGAAGGCTTACAACTCACAAAAAGCCATAGATGCCCAAGTGCGTAGCCACTTAGATTCACTTGCTCTCACAACTAGCCCAATGATGGCTATGGACGCTACCCGTCTACCAAGGGGTGCTAAGTTTGAGGTAAAGCCAGGCAAGGCAATCCTGACAAACGGCAATCCTAATGAGATTCTGTTCCCGTTCAAGTTTGGCAATACTGATGGTTCTAACCTGACAACTGCCAAAGAGTTTGAGCGTATGCTTTTAATGGCAACAGGAACTCTTGACTCACAGGGAATGGTCACTGCTGTCTCCAGAGATGCGGGTCAGGGCGGTATTTCGATGGCTACGGCTTCGATTATCAAGAAATACAAGCGTACCTTGGTGAACTTCCAAGAGGATTTTATGATCCCCTTCATCACCAAAGCCGCCTATCGCTATATGCAGTTCGATCCTGAGCGTTATCCTACTGTGGACATGAAGTTCATTCCTACGGCAGCACTCGGTATCATTGCTAGAGAGCATGAGCAACAACAATTTATCGCTTTGTTGCAGACTCTTGGCCCTAATACACCTGTTTTGCCTATCATTTTGAAGGGCATCATGGCTAATTCTTCTCTGTCAAACAGATTTGAATTGATTGAAATGCTAGACAAGATGTCTCAAGTTGATCCACAAGCTCAACAAGCGGCTCAAATACAACAACAAATGGCTATGCAACTGGCTCAGGCTCAGATTGCTGTCCAAACTACTCAAGCAGAGCAGAATAAGGCTGAAGCGCAAAAGTTATTGACTGAAGCGCAATTGATGCCTATTGAGTTGCAAGCTAAGAGCATGGCGGCTAACACCAAGAATCTACCTACTGACGATGCTTTGGCTTCACGAGAGTTTGATAAGCGTGTCAAAGTTGCTGAATTGATGCTTAAAGAAGCGGATATTCAGAACAAGGCTAAGATTGTTGAAAAACAGATGACTAGAGTATGAATCAGGAACTCCAGAAGTATTACGAAGAGCGTTTTTCCATGATGTCCACTCAAGGGTGGAGAGAATTGATGGAAGATGTTGACAAAATGATTGAACCTTTGAATAATATTTCAACAATTGCAGACGAAAAAAGTCTACAATTCAGAAAAGGTGAGTATTCAATCCTTATTTGGCTGAAAAACTTGAAACAAGTCAGCGAAAGAGCATTTGAGGACTTAAATGAAAAGAATGTATGAATTTGCCTGTATAAACGGGCATAAGACAGATAGATTTGTTGTTTATGAGACAACAAGTCTTGTGTGTGATTGTGGTGAGGAAACTCATCGCATTTTATCAGCGCCAGCTTTTCGACTAGAAGGTTGGTCTGGCTCTTTTCCTACTGCCCACGGGAAGTTTGATAAGAGTCATACCGATAAGTTGAAGAGTGAACGCAAAATCAACTCATAAGCAATTATGCCGAGTTGAATCTCCTACAACCGATTGACGGCAGGAAAAGGAAATAAGTATGTTGATTGATGATGAAAAAGAAGAGTTTGGCGAGTTAGAGATTGAACAACAGAAGATCGAGCAAAAGGCTGAACTTCCTGAGAAATACAGGGATAAAAGTTTAGACGAGATTGTGAAGATGCACCAAGAGGCTGAAAAGCTAATTGGAAAGCAAGCACAGGAAGTAGGCGAGGTCAGAAAGTTAGCCGATGAACTTATCAAACAGAACCTTGGTTCACGACAGCAACAGACTAGGCAGGAAGAGCCTGAAGTAGATTTCTTTGAGAATCCACAGAAGGCAGTTCAAAGGACTGTTGATAATCACCCAGACATCCTAGCGGCACGTCAAGTTACGCAAGAGATGAAAAGGGCGCAAATTCAGCAAAGGTTAGCGCAAGAACATCCCGACTTTGGCGAAATTGCTAAAGATCAGGACTTTGCAAATTGGGTGAAGTCTAGCCCTATTCGCATTAAAATCTTCGAGCAAGCCGATTCTGGATACGATTACGACTCAGCCAATGAATTGCTATCTACCTATAAACAGCTACGCACTGTAAAAAGTAAGCAAGTAAGTGATGAGGGTGAGGTAACTCGCAAGCAGAACTTAAAGGCAGTAGGTGTTGATGTAGGTGGTTCTGGTGAATCATCAAAGAAGGTATACAGAAGGGCTGACCTTATTCAGCTTCAGTTGAGAGACCCAGATCGTTATGCAGCGCTTAGTGATGAAATCATGCAAGCGTACATAGAGAAACGGGTTCGTTAAAATTTGTTTTAGGAGATTTAATCATGGCATATCCAACACCAGCGGTAACAGTAACCACCGCAGCAACGTTCATTCCAGAAATCTGGTCTGACGAAATCGTAGCCGCTTACAAGAAAAACCTTGTTTTGGCTAACATCGTAATGAAGATGAACTTCAAGGGCAAGAAAGGTGACACTGTTCACATTCCAGCTCCTACACGTGGTTCAGCTACAGCAAAAGCGGCATCTACTGCCGTTACTCTGATTGCCGACACTGAAACAGAAGTTCTGGTTAACATTAACCAACACTTTGAGTATTCACGTTTCATTGAGGACATCGTTGAAGCACAAGCCCTGAACAGCTTGCGCCAGTTCTACACTGCTGACGCTGGCTATGCGCTTGCCAAGCAAGTAGAC